AGTAGATGTCAGAATTGATTTGGGTTTTGATGTGTGGCATAAATGTCGTGTACGACTTATGGGTATCAATGCTCCTGAATCACGAACAAGAGATAAAGAGGAGAAGGAACGAGGGTTGGCTGCTAAAGAATGGTTATCTAAAGAGTTCTATGATGCAGTAGACCCTATTGAATTACAATCACACGGTAAAGGTAAGTTTGGAAGAATACTTGGGGAATTTTTTATTAATGGAAAAAACATAAATCAACTGATGGTAGACAATGGTCATGCGGTGGAGTACTTCGGTGGCAAGCGATAGAAAGTGTTTAATAAGTTTGCCAGATTGGCATTAGTATTAGCTTTAATATATCCATTACCTGTATACGCAGAAGAAGTAGAAGAAGTAGAAACCTTTGATGATGGAGAACAGACTACTGATATCGTAGTACCTCCAACTGAAAATAATAACTTAGTAAAGATAGACAATACTTGGTCAGGTTCATATGGTATGGATGGTCATCATATAGAACTAGAGTATATGAAACATGGTGGTACATCTAATGATTATGAATTTACATTACCTACAGAACATGATGTGTATGAAGTAGGTTTTACTATAGGTGCTGTTAATAATCAAGGTAGTGTTGAGTACACACATAATGATGAAACTACACAATCAAATACAATAGATGCACAAAGTGGTTTAAATAGTGCAACTATGTTTGAAGAAATAATTTATTCTGTACAAGAAACTGCTAACAAATTTATAGACAGTTTTGTCATTACTATTAATGATTGGTCATTAGTAGATGATATATCAATTAAGTATGATACTACTACCACTACTACTACAACTCTTAATCCTTTAGATGTACAACGCCAGGCTAACTTTGCTTCATATGGTATATCAGAAACTGATGAAGAACGAGGAGTAAGAGAAGAAGAAGAAGCAATTATTCAACAAGAAATTATCCAAATGGAAATACAGGAAGCTATTGAAGTGGAAGATAATATGGCTGAAACTGGATATTCTGAAACTGATGAAGAGAGAGCAGAGAGAGAAGCTCGTACTAATGTAACTATTATTGTTGGTGATGAAGAAGTTACTTATACAGAGAAGGAACAGAATGATGGTACTATTGAACGAGACCAGGAGAGAGCTAAGAACGAAGAGCTGTATGGAGTGGCTCTTACTGATGAACAAATAGAACGAGGAGATTTAGAACTATATGACATTGAAGAAGAAATCGGAGAAGAGTTTTTTGAAGATGATGATATGGTACTCATTGTGGCAGATGAATATGAAGATGAAGAGTTTATTGAGCTTACTGAAGAAGAGTATGAAGAACTTGAAAAACAAATGGAAATTGATGTTATGGTACTTGAACTTGAAGAAGAGTTGGAGATATTTGAGTTTGACACTAAAGAGGAAGCTGAAGAATTTGTTGAAACCTATCTTGAAATTGAAGAATATATTGAAGAACTCGATGAGTTTGAAACAGAAATAATTATAATTGAAGAAGATATAGATTTAATAGATATATTTATATTTAATGATTTATTTCCACCTAAAGAAGAAGATGTTTTAGAAGACTTAAAGGAGGTACAAGATGAACTCATTGAAGATACGACTGATATCGAGGAAGAGATATTTGAAGATGAAGTTGAAATTTATAAAGATGAAGAACAAGTTGAAGAGACTGCACTCGAAATACTTAATATATTCGATACAGAAGATGGAGAAGAAGTTCTTTCTGAAGAGATGGTTGAGGAAGAGGTTGAAGAACTAGAAGAAGTTATTGAAGAGATTATCGTTGTTGATATTCCTGAAATAACTGAAGAAGAGCTTGAAGAATTTACTGAAGAGGAGTTAGTTGAGTATGAAGAAGCTAAAGAAGAAGCAATACAAGAGTTTGTACAAGAACTTGAAACCGAAGAAGTTATAGAAGTTATAGAAGAAGTTAATGACATAGGTGTACAGAATCTATCTGAAGCCACAGAAGAAGTACAAGAGATAGTCCAGGCTGTAGTTGAAGAAGCTATTGAAGAGATAGAAGAACTTACTGAAGAACAAGTTGAAGTTGTTGCAGAAGTTTTACAAGTAGAAACAGAGGATGTTGAGATTATTGCTGAAGCTGTTAAAGATGATGAGATAGTAGCTGAAGCAGTAGAGGAATATGTTGAGAGAGCTGTAGAAAATAAAGATGTAGAGAACTATACCCTTGCTGATGTTGTTACAGAGGTGCAGTATGAGGAGTTCTTAGAGAATCCAATAGAAGTTTTTGTGGACTTTGATAACTTAGGAGAAATAACCCTTAATAATATAGGAGATGACATGACCCAAGACCAGAGACAAAAATCTAAAGAAGTGGTAGTTCCTGTAATTTTGACTAGAATAGTTAGCATGACAGCATTTGTATTAAGGAAATCATAATGTTTAAAAAAATATGGAACTGGTTTATAGAAATAATTAAAGAAACTTTAAATCTTTCCTGGACTTTAGTTGGTTTAGTTATTGCCACTTTGACTCTCACTGGGAGTGCTCAGCAAATTACTGGACTCGCAACGTTAATTACATTAGGTGTATGGTTATTAACCATAGGATTTAGAAAAGGTAAAGATGACGTCAAACAATCAGCAAGTAGATAGTAATTGTAGGTCTTATAAAGCTAAGAATGGTTATACAAATGTAACCATTTGTAACTGTAAGTACCCAAAAAGATAGGAGAAGAAATGGAAATTAAAGTAGTAAGAACTCAGCTTGGTAAGGATGCAACCAATGGTCTCGTATTCATTGATAATTTGTTTGAGTGCTATTCTCTGGAAGACCAGTACCAGGCACAGAAAGTAATGCACGAGACATGTATTCCTGAAGGTAAGTATGAAATTAAGCTAAGAACAGTAGGCGGTTTCAACGAACGCTATTCTAGAAAGTATCCGACAATGCATAGAGGCATGTTATGGATACAAGATGTACCAGGATTTGAATATATCTTAATTCATCAAGGGAACAATGACGAGCATACCTCAGGTTGTTTAATAATTGGAGACACACAACAGGATTTAGATGTAAATTTTAACGGAATGGTAGGAAGTTCGGCTAATGCATATAAGAAATTTTATCCTAAAGTATCAGGAGCTATATTAGCAGGGGAAAAAGTTACTATAGAATACAGCAAGATTGACTTAAATGGTAAGCAATTAAGTAATGCTGCTAGTCCAGATATGATTAAACCTGATAGTGTTTATGAGAAACTCCAGGAGATAAGTGGAGAGATTCAAGTATTATCTGCTAAAATAGATGGAAAGGATATAATCTAATGTTACAGAAATTTAAAAGGGCAAGAAATACCGATGGTACATTCAAGAAGGATGTGAAGTGGACCCCTTGGAACGAAGCATGGAGCTATAAAATGAGTGAAGACCTCAAAGATATGCTTGAAAGAACTGCTTGGACCTTCATTGAAGCGTTCATCGGTGCTTTAACAGTTGCTCCTCTAGTTGGTGTAGACGCTGAAGTAATTCAGTTGGCTGCGTTAGCAGGAGGCGGAGCTGCTTTAGCTGTAGTCAAGACATACGCTAAAAAGCAAATATCTAAATAATATTTCTTTTTTAAATACACAACTTTTACATATATACCTATAGACTGTTGGTACAACAGGCAAAGGAGGTATTATGCCTAAGAAAAAAAAGCTATCCTCTGAAGAGTTAGGTAATAACTTTTACAAATCTGGATGGCAACCAGGCTATGAGATAGATAATGTCACAGGCCTTGGAGAAATCACACACGTAGGAACAGACCCCAACTATCAATCAAAGTATGATGAGATACTTAAACAATGGGGATTTGACCCTAAACATTATGAAATTCAGGGAGAAGTAAGGGCTTCATCCTGGAATACGCAGCTTAAAGGTGGCCAAGTAGAGACTTTCTACGCATTTAAAGGCCTTGTTCGTAAGAAAAAACCTGGACATGATAAATACTTTAAGCAATTATTTAATCAAGCTAAGAAAAAAGTACCTGTAAAGAAGTATGACAAGGGTGGAGACACGGCTTTCATGTTCTTTATGAGTGACTGGCAGTTGGGGAAGCGAGATTATGGAGTTGACAACACAATTAAAAGATATGATGTAGCCCTTCAGGATGCAGTCCAAAGGTTAAAAGATTTAAGGCGTGTTGGTAATGATATTGATGAGATATGGATAGTTGGAATGGGAGACTTAACAGAGAATTGTTATGGCTTCTATGATTCTCAACCATTTAATATTGAGCTTACATTACAAGAACAATATGCTTTAGCTAGAAGTATGATAATGAAAACAATAGATACATTCTTACCTTTAGCTTCTAAAATTTATTTAGCAGGAGTACCAGGGAATCATGGAGAAAATTCTCGTTCAGGTAAAGGCCAAGTTACCACGACACGTCTAGACAATTCAGACACAATGCATCTAGAGATAGCAGATGAAATAATGAAAGCTAATCCTGACAGATATAGTCATGTTGAAGTCAACGTTCCTGACGACTTTTCT